TGTAGTAGACTCAGAGATGTTAGCCTTCTCACAAGGAAAGACTAGAAGGGGCAGCTATGCCGCTTACATGGACGTAAGCCATCCTGAGATTATAGAGTTTCTAGATATGCGTAAGCCTAGTGGCGGTGATGTACACAGGAAGTGTCTGAACCTACATCATGGCATTAACATATCTAACGACTTCATGGAACTGATTGATAACTGTATCAAAGAACCTACGTTTGATGATAGCTGGAATCTAATTGACCCTCATACAAATGAGACAGTAAGAACTATATCAGCCCGTGAGTTATGGCAACGCATATTAGAAAGCAGAGTAGCAACAGGTGAACCATACATTATGTTTGGTGACACAGTTAATGATGGACTACCTCAAGCACAAAAAGATTTAGGTTTAAAAGTAAACCATTCTAATTTATGTACAGAGATAACATTGCCAACGAATGAAGAACGCACAGCTGTGTGTTGTTTGTCTTCAGTCAATTTAGAAAAGTATGATGAGTGGAAAGCTGACCCAATGTTCATACCTGATTTAATTCACTTTCTCGATAATGTGCTACAACACTTTATTGACAATGCACCTGACACTTTATACAAGGCTAAGTTTTCTGCTGTGAATGAACGTAGCTTAGGGTTAGGTGCAATGGGATTCCATTCCTACTTACAATCTAAAGGCATACCATTTGAATCAGCATTGGCTAAGTCTAAGAACCTACAGATGTTTAAACATATTAAGGAACAGGCTGTCAAAGAATCTAAACGATTAGCTATTAAGAAAGGTGAAGCCCCTGACATGGAAGGTACAGGGATGCGTAACGCTCACTTACTTGCTATCGCACCAAACGCTTCTAGCTCAATCATCTGTGGTACTACATCACCAGCCATTGAACCATACAGGGCTAACGCCTATGTACAAAAGACTATGTCAGGTTCATTCTTGGTTAAGAATAAACACCTAGAGAAACTATTAGAAAGCAAAGGGATGAATGATGAGAAGACATGGAAGAAGATACTAGCCAACAGAGGTTCAGTATTAGACCTCAAAGGTCTTACTGATTATGAGAAGGATACATTCAAGACAGCCATAGAGATTAACCAACAATGGATAATAGAACACGCAGCAGACAGACAAGAGTTTATTTGTCAGGGACAATCTGTTAATGTATTCGTTCCAGCTGATGTTCACATCCGTGAACTACATGACATACACATGTTGGCTTGGAAAAGAAAACTCAAGACACTTTACTACTGTCGCTCAGAAGCAATGAAGAGAGCAGAACTAGTGTCACAAAAGATAGAACGAACAATCATTCCTGATGGGGAATGTATAGCTTGCGAGGGATAATGAATTTATTTAAAGAACGTACACACTATAAACCATTTACATATGACTGGGCATTTGAGTCCTATGACATGCAACAGAAAATGCACTGGCTACCTTCAGAGGTTTCTTTACATGAAGATGTAAGAGACTGGAATGAAAGGCTGACAGAACCTGAGAAGAATCTTATTAATCAGATACTTAAATTCTTTACACAAGGTGATGTAGATATAGCTAAGGCTTACCTAGATAAATACTTACCTAAGTTTAAAGCACCTGAAGTACGTATGATGTTAACTTCTTTTGCGTCCAGCGAAGCTAACCATGCTCATAGTTATTCATTACTAAACGATACTATCGGATTACCTGAGACAGAGTACAAAGCATTTCAAGAATACAGGGAGATGGCTGATAAACATAAGTACTTATTTAAAGACAAAGGTAAAGGTGTAGAAGGACTGGCTAGAGACATAGCTTGTTTCTCTGCCTTTGGTGAAGGACTACAACTGTTCGCTTCTTTTGTTATGTTACTTAACTTCCAACGCTTTGGTCGTATGAAAGGTATGTGCCAAATAGTCACATGGTCTATCCGTGATGAGTCACATCATGTAGAGAGTATGATTAAACTATTTAAAGAAATGATTAAAGAGAATCCAAACGTATGGAACGACGATTTCAAAGCCACTATCTATCAAACCTGTAGAGACATGGTTGAGCTAGAGGATAAGTTTATTGACCTAGCATTTGAACAAGGTGGTATTCGAGGACTAGAACCTAAGGAAGTTAAGCAATACATAAGGTACATTGCTGACCGTAGGCTGTTACAACTATCATTGAAACCTAACTACAAAGTAAAAGATAACCCATTAGAGTGGTTAGACTGGGTGCTTAATGGCGTTGAGCACGCTAACTTCTTTGAGAATAGAGCAACTGAATACAATAAAGGAACAATAACTGGTACACTATGGACTTAAAGTACCCGTTTTAGAAGGATAAAATATGTTTATAAAAGATATAGTAGGTAAGGATGAAGAAGAAACCACCCTACCTAAGACAGTACCACAGTTTATTAAGCTGTTAAATAGTTTATATCCTGAGCAATCACCTGATATCTCAGATGAAATGAAGGACATATACTTCAAGGCTGGACAGCGTGATGTTGTCCGCTTTATTAATCAACTAAAGGAAAGAGATAAATAACATGTGTGGATTTGGTAGAGGTGTCGGATTAGCAGAACGAATGGGAGCTGTTTCTAAAGTGGGAAGCAGAGACTCTATGATATCAGCACCTAAGGAAGAGACTAAAACCAAAGATGGTAAGAAAGTTAAAGTCAAAACCAAAGGTACAGGTAAACTATCTAATCCAGCTGTTGGTACAAGTACTTTAAACAAGTCAAACGCTGGCTTACAGATTCCAACTAAATAACAATAAGGAGACAACATGTGCACAGGTAGTCCAAAAGTATCTACTCCACCACCAGCACCTACTCCAGCTCCGCCTATCGCTTCACCATCAGGAGATGAGATAGCACCAACACTTAAGGTAGCTGAAGAGAAGTTAACTGAAGCAGAAAAGAAAAAGAAAGCTAAACGTAAAGGTACAAAAGCTTTACAAACATCAGGCTTATCTATTCCTACTTCAGGGTCAGGATTAAACATTAGTTAATTATGCAAGAGATGATGAAAGAGACAGCGAAACAACGCTATGAAAAGCTACAAGCAGATAGACAACATTATCTAGACAGAGCCCGTGAGTGCTCAGAACTTACAATACCAACCCTTATTCCTGACGACGGCTTCGCGTCTAGCTCAGAGATTTATACACCATTTCAATCAGTAGGAGCAAGAGGTGTCAACAACCTAGCTTCTAAACTTCTATTACTATTATTACCACCCAACTCACCTTTCTTTAGATTATCTTTATCAGGTAAAACTAAAGAAGAACTAGAGCAGAACCCTGAATTACAATCTGAAATTGAGAAGTCTCTAGCCAAAATTGAACGTGAGATACACAAGAAAATAGAGAACCTAGCACTTAGAGTATCTGTATTTGAAGCACTAAAACATCTTATTGTAAGTGGTAATGTACTAACATATCTACCTAAGAAAGGCAACATGCGTGTGTATGGTATAACACAATTTGTGTGTAGACGTGATGAAGATGGTAATTTATTAGAAGTAATTATTAAAGAAAGCATTAGTCCAGTAGCACTAGATGAAGAGACATTACAAATTATAGGTAAATATCCTGATTATAAAGAAGATGAGGACTGTGAGATATATACTCATATATACAGATTACCTGACGGCAAGTACTATGTATGTCAAGAAATTATGGGACACAAAATACCAAGCTCAGTAGGTACGTACCCAGCAGACAACATGCCTTACCAAGCATTACGTATGGTTAGAGTAGATGGTGAAGACTACGGTCGTGGTTATGTAGAGGAATTTCTAGGAGACCTAAGGTCACTAGAGGGACTATCACAATCACTAGTAGAATCATCAGCAGCTGCAAGTAAAGTAGTATTTATGGTACGCCCTAACGCTGTAACCCGTAAACGAGACTTGGCTAACACTAGAAACGGAGACATAATTACAGGACAAAGAGACGACGTAACATGTTTACAAACTGAGAAGCAATATGATTTAGGTATTGTAGAACGTAGCATAGGACGTTTAGAAGAACGTATGTCATACGCTTTCTTATTACACACAGCAATACAAAGAGACGCTGAACGTGTAACAGCACAAGAGATTAGATACATGGCTGAACAGTTAGAGACTAGTATGGGTGGTATATACTCATTATTATCTCAAGAGTTTCAGTTACCATTAGTGCAAGTATTAATGAAACGTATGTCTCAATCCAATGAGATACCAAAGCTTCCAAAAGATTCTGTAGCACCTACTATTATCACAGGTATAGAAGCTTTAGGACGCGGTAATGACCTACAGAAACTAAGAGAATTTGTTATGGAGATAGGACAGCTAGCTCAGATTAGTCCTGAAGTAGTACAGGTATTAAACCCTAATGACCTGATTACTCGTGTTGCTACCAGCTTAGGTATTGACACTGAAGGATTAATTAAGAGTGAAGAGCAACTAGCTCAAGAGCAAGAAGCTGCTCAACAACAAATGCAACAGCAACAAATGATGGAAACTGTACAAAGTGCAGTCCCTAATGTTGCTAATAACATGACTAAACCACAATAAAGGAGAAGAAATAAATGGTAGAACAAGTAGTAGTACAATCAGATGAAACTACATCAGAAGCCCCAGCAGTAGAAGAACAAGTAGAATCTTCTAGACCTGAGGGTTTACCTGAGAAGTTTGAATCTGTTGAAGCAATGGCTAAATCATACGCTGAATTAGAATCTAAATTAGGGCAACCTAAAGAAGAACCTAAGGAAGAAGCGAAGGCTGAAGAACAACCTAAAAGTGATTTAGAGATTAAAGCTGATGAAGCTGTTGAGTCTGCTGGACTTGACATGGATTCACTCAGTGCAGAATACGCAGAGAGTGGTCAACTAGCTGATGAGTCTTATGAAAGATTAGAGAAAGCTGGTATCAGTAGAGATATCGTAGACCAGTTTATTGCTGGACAAGAAGCTAGGGCATTACAACAAGGCACTGAAGTCAAAGGCTTAGTAGGCGGAGAAGAAGCTTACGTAGAGATGACTCAATGGGCTGGACAAAATTTAACTGAAGCTGAACAGACAGCTTATAACAATGCTGTTAACAGTGGTGATATGGAAACTATCAAGCTAGCTGTTACAGGTTTACAAGCTAGGTATACAGCAGCTGAAGGAAGTGACCCTAAATTATTATCAGGTAAAGCTGGAGCTACTTCACAAGGTGGCTATGAATCATGGGCTCAAGTACAAGCTGACATGGGCGACCCAAGATATGCTAAAGACCCAGCGTTCCAAGCTGAAGTACAAGAGAAATTAGCAAATAGTAACTTATAGGAGACATACAATGGCATGTGGATATAAGAAAAAGAAGAAAGGAAAGGGCGGTAAGTAATGGCTAAACGTGGACTATATGCAAATATCAATGCACGTAAGAAAGCTGGAACAAGTAGACCCAAGTCTAAATCTACAATAAGTAAGAAAGCCTATTCTAATATGAAAGCTGGTTTCCCTAAAAAGAAAACAGTCAGAAAGAAAAAGTAAATGCCAGCAAAGAAACACCAAAGTCCTAGTGGCGGATTAAATGCCGCTGGTAGACGTTATTACAAACGTAAGACTGGGGCTAACCTCAAAGCACCTGTAACAGGAAAAGTTAAAAGAGGTTCTAAAGCAGCTGGGAGACGTAAAAGTTTCTGTGCAAGAATGAGCGGTGTTAAAGGTGCGATGAAAAAACCAAATGGAAAGCCAACACGTAAGGCTCTAGCTTTACGTAAATGGAAGTGCTAATAGCTGTGCTATCTCGTTAGATGGCAGCTGCCAACAAGTAGTAGTAACTTGACCTTCTGCGGAAGACAATCTTGGAGACGAGACTTAGAGGCGTTTAACAACAACTAAACTATAACCAAAGGAGATTATACTATGGCAAATGCTAGTCCAGTATCTGTCGGTAAAATCAATGCTGGTGGTTCAGAAGACGCTCTGTTTCTTAAAGTATTTTCAGGCGAAGTTTTAACTTCATTTGAACGTGCTTCAGTAACTCAAGGTGCTGAAACTGTCCGTACAATCAGTAATGGTAAAAGTGCACAATTCCCTGTAATGGGTAGAATTGACGCTTCTTACCACACAGCTGGTACAGAAATCACTGGTAGTGACGTAAACCACAACGAGAAAATCATAACAATCAATGACTTATTGATATCTTCTGTCTTTCTTTCTAACATAGAAGAAGCAAAGAATCATTATGATGTTAGAGGTTCTTATTCATCCGAAATCGGTAGAGCATTGGCTTTCCAAAAAGATAAGCACATTCTACAAACAATCGGACAAGCAGCACAAGGTTCTGCAAACGTAGCTGATTCAGGCTATGCTTCAGGAACTGTGCTAACAAACACTTCAATCGCTAGTGCTACAGCTTCTACAGCTGCTAACGCTATGATTGATGAACTTTTCAATGCTGCAAAACAACTTGACGCTAACTATGTGCCAAGAGAAGGACGTAAGTGCTTCATCAGACTTGAAGAGTATTACAAATTAGCAAACGCTACCAACGCTATTAACGTTGACTTTAGTGGTCAAGGTTCTATTGCTGAAGGTAAAGTAGTCAAGATTGCTGGTATTGAATTAGTACCAACACCACACTTTGTGTCTTCTGACTTCTCAGCTTCAACAAACGTTGATGGTGGTTCTGCTACAGCTGGTGGTTCAAACCCACAACAAGTTAACTTAGCTAACTATGTTGCATTGGTTTGCCATCCTTCAGCTGCGGGTACTGTTAAGCTCATGGACTTAGCAACTGAAATGGAATATGACATAAGACGTCAAGGTACATTGATGGTAGCTAAATATGCTATGGGTCACGGAGTGCTCCGTCCTGAAGCAGCTGTAGGTATTAAAGAAGCTTAATCGTTTCTTATACTTAACCTTGAGGGGATGGCTTTGGCTGTCCCCTCTTTACTGAGGAAATTATGGCAACACAAATAACACCAACTACCGAGTTACAAGCTATCAACACTATGCTCTCTGCTATTGGAGAAGCACCTGTTAACTCAATTAGCGGCGTAACAAACGTAGATGTATCTGTCGCTATAAATATCTTAGATGAAACTAGCCTTTCTGTACAAAGTGAAGGCTGGAACTTTAACACAGAATACAATGTAACTTACTCAATAGATGATGATAGTAAGATTCCATTACCTTCCAACTGCGTCCAAGCTGACGCTCATGCAACACACAGATATCAAAACGTAGTAATACGTGATGGTAAACTGTATGACCTAGATAACCACACAGACGTTTTTACAATCGTCCCACCATTAGATGTTGTATTAGTACAACAATTTGAACAACTACCTGAATACGCTAGACGCTATATTACAGTAAAAGCCGCTAGACGTTTTGCAGCTAGATTCATAGGTGACGCTGGTTTATCTGAACTAATGAGCATAGATGAACAGGAAGCTTATAATAACTTTAAGCAGTCTGATTCTAGAAGTGAAGATGTAAACATACTAGAAGGTGATGCAAATACATATTCAATAATCAATAGACCACCTAGAAGGACTTATTAATGGCAGTAGTTTCTCAGTCGATACCTAACTTTCTGAATGGTATAAGCCAGCAAACACCTACCCAACGTGGTATTAATCAAGGTGAAGAACAGATTAATTGTCAAAACAATATAATCAAAGGCTTAGGCAAACGCCCACCATCAGAATATATAGCTACACTAGATGCTACAAATGTGTTTCCTAACACTACAAAGATATGGAGCATACAAAGAGACGAGAACAATAAGTACATTGTTGCGTTTTACAATGGTGGTGTAAGAGTCTTTGACTTACAAGGTAATGAGAAGACTGTAAGTTACCCTGACGGAACATCTTATCTTACAACTACAAATCCTAAGAATGACCTTAAGATGGTTAACATTGCTGACTATACTTTTGTATCTAACAAATCTATAACACCAGCACAAAGTGGCACAACTACAGCAGCTAAAGTAGAATACTTTTATGTAGTGTTTAAGGTAACTAACTTTGGTAGAGAGTATGCAATACATCTTACTCACCCTGACTTACCTTATGGTATTCATGCAATTATACAAATGCCTGATGGTAGTGACGCTAACCATGACACACAGTTTAGAGATACAGCAAAGCTTATAGATATCTTTAGATATGGCACAAGCAGTACTTATTGGGACGCTTCTTCTAGTATAGGGTTTAAATTAACTAGAGCAGACACAGGGGCAACACTCACTACAACACAAGGCTTAAGTAGTTATTCAGCTGTCACAGCAGAGTTTACATTTACAGAACACCAGTCTGCACTACGTGGTTATGTAGTAGACCAAAACGCTAACTATACAGTAGAGACACATGATGGTGCTGGTAACAGTGAACTGTATGCAGTTAAAGATGAGATACAAGATTTTACTAAGTTACCTTATTATGCAAAGTTAGATGATAAGATTAAAGTAACAGGGGATGCTGGTGATACTACATCAGATTACTATGTTAACTATGTAGGCAATGGTGTATGGGAAGAATGTATAGCACCTGACACAAGTACAGGGCTAGATAACTCTACAATGCCACATGCTCTTATTAATAATAATGATGGTACATTTACTTTTGCACAGCAGACTTACACAGACAGGGACGCTGGGGATGATGTCACAAACCCTGACCCTACATTTGTAGGACAGAAAATACAGAACCTTACATTCTATAAAAATAGACTAGGTATATTAGCTGGAGAGAATTTAATATTATCAGGTAATGCTGATTACTTTAACTTCTTTGGAACAACAGTAACACAGGTATTAGATACAGATGTTATAGATGTTGCAGCTTCAGGTACAACTGTAAACGTATTAAGAAATTCAATATCATTCAACGAGACCTTACTGTTATTCTCCGACACATCACAGTATAAACTCGCTTCAGCAGCTGAGACAATTACCCCGACCTCAGCTGTGTTGAATGAAGTATCAACATTCTCACACAATGCTGATGTAACACCTGTATCTTCAGGTAGATATGCTTACTTCTCACAAGTACGTAATGCAAACACAGCAGTAAGAGAATATTATTCAGACAATGATACATTAACTAATGACGGTTTAGATGTTACTGTTGCGGTACAAACTTTGATACCTGACAACGCTTATTCAATATTAAGTAACACAACAGAAGATTCTTTGATAGTGCTGTGTTCAGATACAGCTGACACTCAGACAGCACCATACACTACAGGAACAGCTGTATCACCTACCAATGCCAACACAATGTATATGTACAAATACTTCTTTGATAGAGGTGAGAAAGTACAAACAGCTTGGTCTAAATGGCAACTAGACAATGTTAAAATAATAGGTGGGATGATAGACCGTAGTTTTGTATATTTATTTGTAGCTGAAGGAACAGACACAAAGTTACTACGTATTGACTTACAAGATTTAGCAGACTCAACCATAGGTCATAATGTATATCTAGACCTTAAGAAATCTGTAACTGGAACTTATGATTCAGGTACTGACCTTACTACATTCACTAGCCCATATGGAGCTAAGACAGGATTACTAGCTGTAAACGCTAGCACAGGAGCTGATTACACAGCAACAAATACAACAGGTTCAACATATACAATAGAAGGAGACCACACCAGTTTAATTATAGGTCTGCCTTATGAATCTAAATATACACTGTCACCACAGTACGTAAGAGAAGCTTCAGGACAAGGGTCTATAGCTGTCACTTCAGGTAGATACCAAGTGCGTACTATATCGTTTGACTATGAAGACAGTGGGTTTTTTAAAGTAGAAGTAACACCTGAGAATAGAGATACATATACCACATTTATGAATGGTTACATTATTGGTTTATCAGGAGCAGTAGATAACCCAGCGATTTCGTCAGGTACTATTATTGTCCCTGTACAAAGTAGAAATACATTATTTACATTAGATATAAAGAGTAGCTCACACTTACCTATGTTTATTCCTAGTGCTGAAGTGGAAGGTTACTACCACAGACGTTCTAGGAGAATATAAATGGCACATGTGAGGCGGGCAATATCAGCAGACATAGCTTTTCTTGCACCTAAGATGAGGAAAGCAGACAGAGATGAAATCAAAGCATCAGATAACATAGGGGCTGCTGAGGCTCTTATGACACCTTTCCAAGAAAAAGGACATAGAACATGGAGTGTCATAGGAACAGAAGAGGAATATGTTGTAGGCATGTTTGGTAGTGTACCAACGTTAGACCGTGACTATGGTGTAGCTTGGTTATTATCTAGTGATGAGTTATTTAATTACAAGAAAGAATTTATAAAACAATCACCTGAATGGGTGGCACAAATGGGAAAAGGTTATAAATATTTATTTAACTATGTAGATGTTAGAAATGACAAGTCTATTAAGTGGCTTAAACATTTAGGATTTAAAACAATAAAACGAGAGGAACAATTTGGCAAAGGTAAAATGCCATTCTATTTAATGATGAAGGAGATAATATAATATGTGTGGTTATGCAGAAGCTCAGTTAGCTTTAGCGATTGTAGGAGCTGTTGGACAGCACCAACAAGCGTCAGCAGCAGCAAAAGCACAAGAACAGTCTAATAAGATTACACAAGAAAATGCTAATATTTCTTATTTAAATGATTTGCAATCCATAGAAGGAGAAAGAGTAGACGCAGCTAGAGAATTTAAACGTAAACAAATAACAAAGAAACATAAATTTAGAAAAGACATGGCACAAGCATTAAACATGAATTTAGGTAACCCACAAAAAATTGTACAAGAACTAGCTGGACAAGCTGACACAGATTATATAGAACTTGCCAACGCTTTTAATTCTGATATACGTAAAGCTAATTATCAAGAGAAACAAGCTTATGGAACATATATGCAAACATTAAGTAAATATACAAAACCAGTACAACAACCATCTGTATTCGCTACTGGATTAAGTATTGCGGGAGCGGGACTTTCTTATGGAAGAGACCCTAATTCTTTGATTAATATAAAGCCTAAAGACGTAGACAAAGTAGGGCAAATACAAGGGAGCAGTGTAGGATAATGGCTGAATATAGAAGTAAAGTAAGTAATAAATATTTTGGTACAACATTTGCTGGAGTAGGAAAGGCAACAGCTGATAGTGAGCTTGGACAGATTGTAAAAGTTTTAAAAACAGAATTAACACCAGCTATGCAACAGTATGGGGCGTATCAAATACAAGAAGAACAAGACACAGCTTCCAAAAAAATGATGGAGTTATACAATAAAAATCCTGACACAGTGATGGATGAAATTAAATCAGGGAATCACCCTGAGTTAGAATCAATGTATACCAATGCTGTCACTAATTTACATTTAGGAAAATTTGCAGCTGCTAAATCTTATCAAGAGTTTTTAAAAGCAAAAGCCACTGATTATAAAATGGATGAACAAGATTTAGATTCATTTATGTCGCAATTTGTTCCTGACATGGAAGATAAAAGTAAATACTATGTAGGTGGTTTTTCTTCAATTTGGAGCTTACATCAAGATAAACATTTAATAGATGATGCTAACAAAAGAGCAGCAGCTGCAGCTCAAAAAATACAAGCTGAATATACAACAGTGGCAGAGACTTGGGCTAAAGACACTGATATGAATTTTTATGAATATACTTTTCCTAAAACAAGTGGACTCAGTCACAAACAAATTAATGAGACAACTAGGACTAGTTTAGAGGTAATGCTAGATAAAGCTGAAACCCTTACAGCTGTTGATAATATATTTAACATTATTAAATCAGACAGAGGGGATGGTAAATCTATTTATACTTCAGGTATAGAAGATGATAGTCAACTTGTTGAAAAAGCTATAAATAAAAGAAACAGTATTTTAGCGGGTAAAGCAGCCTATGACAAAGCAATAAAAACTGAGAATGAAACTAGATATCAAAATGACTATTCAGCTTTATTGATAGGTGGTTCAAAAACTGTTCTATCAGATGCAGCAAAACAATTATTGGGTATTACTGGTGATACTGTAGATTTAACAAAAATTCCTGTTGAACAAATAAATCAATACAAAAAATTGTTAATAGAAAACATGAGTCAAAATAACTATGGTTACTTAATAGCTAAATTAAAAACATTAGAAAATGCTGATGACACCTTGCGTCAGGGTGGTCAAATAGACCATATTTTACAACAAGGGAGTGTAGGTAAATACAACAACATGACAGACTCTGAGCTGTTAAGCCTTGTAAATAACTATGGTGGAAATAATAATGACTATACAAAATTGATTAAAAACAGAAATGACGCTATTGAAAGAGCAAATAAAGGTGTTCCTTTAGACCCATTACAAGAACAGTTTTGGAAAGACTATTTCAACGAACAAGAGGGTATTGAATCTACAGCATCAAATCCTCTTATGAAAAAGTTTAAGAATAATCAAAAACAAAAAACTGTTACAAGAAACTTTAACAACTCAGATAGACAAGCTATTTATCAATGGATGGCACTTAATCCACAACCTAGCTCGTTCGACAGAACAGCATTAAATCAATGGAACGCTGATAGAGAAAAATTTAAGAATGAATTAGGAAATCGAAGGCTGAAAAACTCAAACAATGATAATTATTTAAATGCTATAATAAGCACTAGTGGAAACGTAGGACACAGTGTATTTCCTATGAGTGAAATCGAGTTACTTAATACAGCAATAGAGGAAGTTAAAACGGGGATGCCTGACTTAAATGCTGAGACTGTTATGAACATGTCTAGGGGAACTTTAGATTTACCTAGTGAAGTTTTAATGCGTATTATGAGGGGAAGGGCACAAGACCCTAAGACAGATAGTGCTTGGTTTAAAGCTGCCATGACTTCTAAAGGCGACCTTGCCACAGCTTTAGGTCAAAATGTGTATGACATGTTTGAATTAACTAATAAAGATGTACAAGAAATTATGGATTTAAGAACAGAGTTTTCTGATACTGTAGAACAGTTTATAGCAAACCCTACACAGCTTTATCCATTTGATGATGTAGGAGAAGACAATAAATTATCTGTAGAAGCAGTCACTAAACGTGCTGGGGAAACATTAGGTTTCTTTGAGAAAAATTTTACTAACACGGAAGAACAAGCCAAAGACTTTCCTAAACTAAGAGAGTTTATGTATGACTTGTATTCTAAAGTAACTAATAAGAGTGATTTTCAACCCGCTATTCTTGAGCACATCTCAGACGAACAGTGGTTAAGGTTATCCACTTCAATAGGATTACGTCCTGAAGAATTAAAAGAACTTACGGAAACCATTTACCCACAGTTAAATTTAAAAGGAGACACACTTGAGTGATTTATATAAGTATTACTATGATGGTAAGAAACAGCAAACACAACCTGAGGAAACAACAGAGGAAACAACAGGTGGTATTTTAGATACATATCGTAATTATGTAGAAGGTGTAGAAGCTAGTAATGCTTGGGCTGAAAAAGAAATAGGAACACCTGAGTTTGCTGAAAAATACAGAAACGTTGCTAAACAAAGACCTGAAATAACTACACAGACTGATTGGGACAACTTAACCCATGACGAATTAAGAAGAGATTTCTTCCACAACGGAACATGGCGAAACAACAATACAGGTTCTGTTTTAAGAGAGATGTCTGACTTAGGTTATTTAGATGAACAAGGATTAAAAGACTGGGAATATTTAGAAAGAGTGTTTCACGCCGCACCTGTTTATGGAAAGTATAGAACAGGATGGGAAGCCGTTACGGATGTAGGTGGGGCAGTGGTGTCTGACCCTTTAAATATATTTGGTGGTGTAGGAATATGGGGAAAACCTCTTACTACAACAACACAAAAACTAGCTAAACAAGGTTATGCAGCTGTTAATAAAACTTTCTTAATGAAGGAAGTTAAAAACCAAGCAGCTAAAGATGGTGCTGTTTCAGCAGCTAAATGGAACTTTTATGGTGGTGCTATCTTTGATGTAGCTAAACAAACCAATATGAAGATAGCAAATGAAGACTATGATTATGATTGGTCAAGAACAGCTATTACTTCTACATTTTCAGGTTTAGCTGGGTTGCCTATTGGGTATGGTTTAAATCGTGCTTTAAATTCTAGAGTTAATCCTAATACTTATTTTAAAAAAGGAACTGATTGGGTTTCTATAGACTCTGTAGGTTGGCATAATGGTAAACCTGTCTTTGCTATGGATAAACAAAAGGGATATACAGCTACTAAAGAAGGGGTAAACGTAGACATCCCTATAGATAAAGGCACAGTAGTTACTACAGCTGATGGAACTATGGGAGAAGTAATACAGACTAAAACTGTTACTACAAAAGAACAGGTTAAAAAAGAAGTAACTATTGAATACAAGGATAAAAAAGGTAAAAAGAAAACTAAAGTAGTAGATGAAAATAAGTTATTTGTACAAGACGTAGAAGTTTTACCTCGTGATTTAGCGGGTGCAACTCCTAAATATAATTATAGAGATGAACCTGTAGAACTAGAATTTGAAGATGACATAGTTAAAGCTTTATACATAGTCGGTGGTCGAGGAAAAAGTGCTAGACATGACGATTACTTATCTTTTTTAGAATCTAACGGTGTTAAAAACATAAAAGCACAAGCACAAGCTTTAAGAGATTATATAAAAGGCGAAGCTAAAGCTGGTTTTAGAGATGTAAAAATAGCTGCACACCGTGTAGAAAGAGACATACCAATCCCTAAAAATGTAGAAAGAATAGATGGAGATGGCTTACTTATATCTAATAAATTAGAAGGTGAGGCAAAAGCTATAAATAAACAAGCAGATGATGTTTCATGGAATCGTGATGTTTTTATTAACAAAGGTAAGTTTGACAAGATAACAGGAGAAAACTACGAGAAGATAGTTAAGTACTTAAAAGAAAACTACAACGAAATTAAAGGTACTAACAAATATTTACTAGACTTTAGAACACGTACTAGAAAGCTAAATGAAATGCTAGATGAAGTAGAAGCTAAAGTGCAAATGAAGTTAGACCAAAAATCTAGGGATGATTTATTAGAAGATTTAACTAACTGGGCTAAGACAGGACAAGACGGCGGCGTTAATCTTATATCAGCTAGATATCAAATGGCAGCTGACCTTAAAACATTAAGTGAAAAACTAGCTTTATCCAAAAAGGCTAGCACTAAGTTTGGTAAGGAAGAAGCTGATAAGCAAGTAGACAAGGCGTTTATGGACGTTTTAGAGTCTATGAGTATACATGATAAAATACAAACTCAGCTATCAGACAATCTACAGGCAGCCAAAATAAAAACAGATGTCACCCCAGCTGCTCGTATTAAACAAGATTACATTAATAAAAGTGTAAAAAAATTATTAGAAGATAAAAGGCTTAAACAACTAGACCCTAAGGCTGTTTCTGAAATTAAAGAAAACATTGTAAAGAATTTAGATAACCAAGATAAGATGGTGTCAGCTTTAAGAAAGTATGAGCAACTAGATGGTGACGCACAGCTCACTGGCTTTGGTGCGTGGTTTAACGAATGGACTACGGCTAACCTTCTATGGGATACCACTACTCACATGATTAACATAGCTAGTGGTATTATAAAATGGCACTGGAGTTTGGCTAACCAATACATGACAGTAGCTAGAGTAGGTGTTAAAGGACAAGTAGTTAAGTTTACTTCCTTCTCACCTGAGAAAAAAGCACAAGCACAAAGACAAATAAAGATGGCTGAAGAAATACTGGCTATGAGCAATGACCAATTTATTGCAGAATGGAGTACATTTAGCACAGCGTTAAGACACGCTATGTTAGCCATCCGTAAAAATACTGCCGTAGGTGATATTTACCATTCTAAATACCATGAAGGACGTGTTGAGAAAGTACATGAAATGTACATGGCAAGACTAGAAAAAAGCACCATAGCTAAAAGAGCCGCAGCTAAAGTGTTGTCCCCTCTTTCATCTGCTGTTTATAACTCTTTTAAATTACTAGCAGCTGGTGATACTTTACTTAAACAAACGTATTTTAGAGCGTCTACCTACGCTATGATTAATCACCGTATGAGAACAGAATTTCCTGATTTGTGGGCTAAACATGTAGGAGACAAGGGATTGGTTTCAAAAGGGGTATCAAAAAGAAAAATAAGAAAGAATATAAGCTTACAAGGACACATAGATTCTTTAAAACAAGCTATAGCTTTTGAAGAAGCTTCTAAAGGTAACAGAAGATTTACCCCTAGTGTTGCATGGCGTAAAGAAGGCATACAAAGACTTAATATGTTCATGACTAAAAAAGATAGGATTGAATACTATAAAGGTGAAATAGAAAGATTAGAAGCACAAAAGAAAGAAACTACAGATGAATTTACAGAAACCTATCAAAAACTGTGGAATGAGTATCAAGATGAGTTTGGTAATTTTGTATCTACTGACACATTTTCTAATTCAAAATTAGAATCAATGGATGACTTATCTAGAAGTTTAATATTTGACCCTACCCAAAGAGCCCGTAGAGATACTTTTACAGATGATTTAATTAATCCACTAGCCCCAACAGCTAAAGACCCAATATTTGGTAATACAGGCGGAGTATCACAGCATATATTAGATTGGGCTTACAGAAATCCATTGTATAAAACAGCACTTGGAATTAACTTTATTAAAACGCCTGTGCAGTTAAATAGATTTCTGTGGCATCATACGCCCATTCTAAACAAACTTCATTTCCAATACAAAGAGATGTTAAATTCAGATGACCCATATGTACGCCATCATGCTGAAAGCACACAAGCTTTAGGAATAGCTTTAATAGGCTGGTCAGCGACTATGTATTCTTCAGGTAGATTAATAGGACATCACAGTGACACTGATAAATCAGATTCTATAGTATTAGAAGATGGAAGTACTGTGAAGTTTGATAGGTTGTATCCACTTACTGGACTGCTAAAATTCACAGCTAGAGTAGGAGATGTTACTAAAGATTTAGGGCATATATGGAATGACCCATTACATACAGAGGCTAATGAAAAATTTTGGGACACTGTTTCACACATTAATGGGGGACTTCTATCAGTTTTAAACGTGACACTAAACTCCCAATTAGTTACTAACCAAGCTTTTGACGTGTTAGAAGGATTGTTAGGACAATTTGGAAATGAACGAGAGCGAAAAGATGCAGCAAGAACAGTCAAAAAATTCTTAGGTTCTACTGCTGCTAAAACAATGCCAGCTGCTACAGGATTTAGAAGAGCAACAAGAGAAATGGCAGATGCTGATTTTGAGATAAACACAGAAATAGAAAGATGGTATGAATCAACGCCAATGGCTTTATATGAAGAAATCACAGGCACAGCTTTCCAACCTAAACGTGGTAGAACTTATAAAATAAAAAATAAAACTCAAGGTTTTGTACCTTTTTATGGTGCTACCGACTGGGATAATATATTTAAATTCTCAGCTGAAGATGTTAAAGATGTATTTAAAACACAAGAAGGATTAGAGTCATATCTAGAAGTGGCTTCTGATTTCCCTAGAATAGACACTACAGTTAGTACCTCAGGTATTACAGGTGATATTAAAATAGGTGATTTACTAGATTATAACGTATCTAGCTATATAGACCCTAATACAGGAAAAAATATTGTGCCTGATAGAACACAAACATTTGCTGATTTGCGTTTACAGTTAGCTGGAGAAATAAAAATAGATGGAAAAACAATCGAAGACACTTTATCTGATATGTTTGATGACCCTATGAGTCCATATCACAGGTTCTATCCTAAGAAACAAATAGGTGGTAAACGCCCTGACGAAGCAGTTGTTAAAGAAATACATTCTATTTATGAATCTTTAGCTAAAGATTGGGTTATTCAAAATGCTTACGCTAAAGTTAAGAACAAAGAAATTGCACCATTTTATGAGGAAATGTTAAAAGTAAATGAAATATTAACAAAAGCTTTAAAAGACAACGAGAAAGATTACGAAGCAAGATTGAAGACAATATTGAAAAAGTAAAGTCCCCGTCTTAGAAGAATCAATTTAGAGGAAACACATGGCAAACAGTTTTGTAAGGTACACAGGTGATGGTAGCACAACTACCTATTCTGTCCCTTTTAGCTATAGGGCACAAGAAGACGTCTCTATTACTATAGATGGTGTTGTAACTACAGCATTTACATGGAATGGTGCTGGTACACAGGTTACATTTACCACAGCTCCAGCTTCCTCTACAGCTATAGAAATCCGTAGAACCACAAGTCAGGGCACAAAGCTCGTAGATTATGCGTCAGGTTCAGTACTAACAGAATCAGATTTAGACACGGATAGTGACCAAGCG